ATGTCCGGGTGCTCAGGCAATTTTGTCCTGGTGCTCGAGCAAAATGTCCAAGTGCTCATCGGGGTGTTCATGAACGCTAGTGTCACCGAAATCTGGATGAGTGTCACCCGGGTGGCCGGGTTGTTGAGTAAGTCGGAGAAAACGGTTCAGAGGATGATCGCTTCCGGGCGATTCGAGTCGACCAAGGTCGAGTTACCCACCAAACGAGGCAAGACCCGAAAGACTTTCATCAAGGTGACGTCCGAGCTTCGGGAGGCAATGCTCCGCACCCGAAAGAACCTCGAAATCCATGAAGCACCTTTCCTCAAGGCCGAGGAGATCGACGGAGATGTCCCGCTGACCCGATACTTCCTGGCGGACACAGAGGTGACCGATGAAAACTGAACGAATCGTTCTCTCCAACGAAGAATTCATTCGGTTACTTGAGGAGAGCAGGGTTAGCGAAAACCGACGGGCGGCTCTGATGGAACCGACCTCACCGGCTCCGGAGATTTTCACCGACAACCTGCCACTGCACTCGGACACCGAGGCCAGACTTTTCGGAAGCTTCTGCTCCCGGGTGATTGAACGGCTTGATGGCTGCGCCTCGAAAGTTGCCGAGTGGGTGACGATCACCGCCGACTACAACTCGGGCCGGCTGGTTCCCGCCCTGTTCGAACTGAAAGGCAAGCGAACCGAACGCGCCTTGCGCAGGTGGGTCGAATCGTATCAGACCGCGGATTTCGATTGCTACGCCCTGATCCATCAGAGCCGGGCAACGAAGAAGGGCCGGAAGGTATCGGGCGAGGAGCAGGCAGTGTTGTTGAATACCCTGCTCACCCCACGCCGGATCAAGATCGGTACCGCGATCACACGGTTGAAGCAGATGGAAATGCTGGGCATGGTGACCTCGCCATCCAGCGTCCCCACCCTGAAACGCTGGTGCCAGGACTGGGCGAAGCATCATCCCGCCGAATGGGCGCAGGCTCGAAACGGAAGCAAGTACGTCGCCGAGAAGATCATCAAGAGCATCCTTCGCGATCAGTCCAAGTTGAAAGTCGGGGATGTGTTCGTGGCGGATGGTCACAAACTGGCCTTCGACATCATCAACCCCGAGACAGGCAAACCCCAGCGCATGCTTCTGATTCTGATCATCGACTGGGCGTCGCGGTATCCGGTCGGGGCCGCCCTTGCCACCTCGGAAGACAGCCAGCACATCGCCCTCGCGTTTCGGAACGCCTTCCTGACCTGGGGAGCGCTCCCGAAGTACGTCTACCTCGACAACGGCAAGGCGTTCCGGGCGAAGCTGTTTCACGGGGACTGGGAACGACATGACCTCGAAGACGAGTTGGGCGGTATCTTCCCCCGGCTGGGAGTCGGGGTGACCTTCGCCAAGGAGTACAACGCCCAGTCCAAGGTGATCGAGCGATTTTTCCAAACCTTCCAGGAGCAGTTCGAACGGTTCGTGACAACGTTCCGGGGAGCGAGCGTCGCCGACAAACCCGCCACGCTGATGCGCAATGAAGACTGGATGCGGACGATGTTCGAGGGCAAAGCCCCGACGATTGAAGAAGCCCTGTGCATGATGGAGTTCTATTTCAGGCAGGTTTACGGGAACTACCCGCACACCGGGATCGGTAACCGGAAGCCTTATGAGGTCTTCTCCTCGGCTTCGATACCGGATGATCGCCGGGTCGAACCCACCCGCCTGCACTACCTGATGCTCACCGCGATGCGTCGCACCGTCAACGCCGAAGGGATCATGCTCCACAAGCTTCGCTACCACCACGACGCCCTGGTCGACTATGTCGGACGGCAGGTCAACATCCGCTTCGACTACGCAGAGAGCCGGTGGATCATGGTCTTCGACGAACAGGATCGCTACATCTGCCACGCCGAGTTGCGAAGGACGCAGCACCCCTTCATCCATCTCGACACCGAGAACCCCCAGTCGATCACCGACCTCCGCAAGGAATTGAAACAGATTACCAAACTGCGCCAGAAGACACGGCAGAACACGAAGCGGGAAATCAAGCAGGCCCAGGAATCGGTCGATGTGATCATCAAACGGGCACCCAAGGCGATTGTCGAACAGTCAGGCATCTTCAACACCGAGACGATGATCCCGGCCCCACCACCCAAGCCCCTGAACATCGAACAGAAGAGCATGGAAGCTTTCAAGCAACTCACCGCGAGTCAGGAAGCGAATACCGAGTCGATAGACGAAAATACTCCGACGGAAACAGCCATGAACCAGAGTATCCAAACGGAGATCGAAGACCTGCCTTTTCCCCAGCCGAAGCGGAAGAGCTTCGACGAGATGTTGAAAGCAATAGGAATCAAATAACAAGGAGTAATCATGCTACAAGGAAAACTGGTGAAAACGCACAATGTTCTCGAAGCCGAGAACTGCGTGCAATACCTTCTGGATCGCCCCAAGATGGAAATGGTCGGACTCGGTTTGCTCTACGGGAGGCCTGGCCTCGGTAAAACGACCTACGCCAGCCGGATCGCCTTTTCGAGGGGTTACATCTACCAACGTCTGGAAGCCTGTGTCCGTCCCAAGTCCTTTGCCACCCAGATGCTTGAGTGCCTGAACCAGCGGTTCGGCGAATCCTCTCTGCCCGTGCACGGCTCGACGACGACTCTCTTCCGGCGCATCCTCACCCTGCTTGAGGATTACCCGAACACTGTCATCGTCCTGGACGAGATCGACTACGCCTTCGCCAAGCCGGATGTGCTGGGGATGATCCGGGACATCGTCGACGAAACCCTGGCGATTGTGATTCTGGTCGGCATGCAGAACGCCCGTGAGAAACTCCTCCACGTAAACGAGTATTACTTCGACCGCTGCAACATCTTCTACGAGTTCGTACCGGTCACCAAGCCCGACATCACCCTGCTCTGCAAGGAAGTCCTCGAGGTGAAAACCCAGCCGGACATCGCCGATTACGTCCACTTCCACGCCTGCGGCTCGATGCGCAAGGCCATGAAACTTCTCCATACCATCGAGCAGACCGCGAAAGCCAAGAACCTTCAGAAAATCAGTGCCAACGACCTGAACTGAGGAGAGAACCATGACCGATCGCGAAATCTTCGCCAACTTCGTCAGCCAGTATCGAAAACCCTTCGATGTCGATGCGGTGAGTCTGTCCACCGGCATCCCGGTCAGCATGGCCAACCAACTGATCCGGGAGTTCGCGTCCAATGCGCGGATCAAATGCCTGTTCGGTGGCGACAATCCCATCTGGGTGCGGGTCAACCGCTTTGACCTGCGCCTGTCTCAACCCCACGGCCTCACGCCCTACCCGGAGAAAGCCGCCTTCCTGCTGGGCTTCATCGAGGCAGGTCAGTATCAGTCTGTTCGCCAACTCGCCAAGGTAGTCGGCAAGAGCCGTCAGTGGGTCTATCTCTACCTCGAGGCCATGCTGAGTGTGGATGTCATCCGGGTCGAAAACGGGTTCTATACGGTTGGAGACAAGTCCCGCCTGCGTCTGGTGGGCACCCGTATCGACAAGGGGATTATCAACCGCGAAAAAGGCCGTCGTTGCAGGGACTGGTGAAGAAGAGGGCACCCATGGATTTGACGAACACACCCACCGCACGGAAGCTCCGGCAGGATATTCAAGCCATACGACACAAGAAGTTCGGCTGGTCGGACGATGTGTTCCGGGAAATCTTGATTACGCTTGGGTTCGGTGAATCCCTGCGTGCCCTTGATGAAGACCGGCTGGACGACCTGAAGTTCCTGCTGGTCGAACTCCATCCCACCGGCCAGCCCGAGGCGTTCGTACTCGACCGCCAGGGCCGTTTCGCCATGCATCTGGCCCGGAAAATCGGCTGGGAGGAGCGCGAGTTGCGCTTATTCCTGCTCAAACGTTTCTCCAAGTCCCACTGGAACGTGCTCGAGACCAAAGAGAAACGGGCGGTCATCGCCATGTTCCAAAACTACCTCAAGAAGCAATCCCAACAATAAAAACTACTTTTGGAGGATTTCTATGCCGAAGAGCAACACGTCCAAAATCTTGGTCGATTCCAAGGGTCGTGAGTTCCCCGCCTCGATCATCGACAAGGAACTGGTGAAGCGGGACACCCTGGTCGGTCGTATCGCGGAACGGGCCAAGAAACTACAGGAACGCATCATCGCCGACAAACAGAAGATGGTCGAGGAATTGGACAAGTATCTCGACGACCTCGCCAAGCGCAATGGTCTCAAATGGCGTGGTAACGCCGAGTTGGTCAACTTCGACGAGTCGATGAAAGTCGAGATTCGTTACCGTGAGCGCATCCAGTTCGGAGTCGAACTCCAACTGGCCAAGCAGAAGATCGACGAGTGCCTGAAGGAATGGACGACCGACTCCAACGCCAATCTCAAGGCGATCATCTCCGAGGCGTTCCAGGTCGACAAGAAGGGTGAAATCGCCAAGCACCGCATTCTGGCCCTGCGCCGGTACAACATCCAGGACAACACATGGAAAGAAGCGATGGAACTGATCGACCGGGCGATCCAAGTCACCTCCACGAAGCAGTACATCGCCATCTACACCAAGCGCGAGGACGGAACCTACGAGCAGGTCGTCCTGAACTTTTCCTCTCTGTAGGAAGGTTTTGCATGCGTGGGGAACCGTTTTTGACCGGAAGGCAAGAAGAGGTAAATATGGGTATCGAAACAAGCGTGAGAGGTGAACGAATGAGTGTTTTCAATGATGAACGCTGCTACCGGCCGGACGAGATCGCGGATAAGCTCAACGCCGATATCTCGACCGTCTACCGGCTGATCAAGGATATCGACGACCCCCTGCCCGCCTTCCGGCTCAAGAACAACGGACAACTGCGGGTGCATGGAAAGGACCTGAACGCCTATCTGGAAAGCCACAAGGTCGATCCCCTCAATGAATAACCGCGAGTACCGGATCAAGAAAGAGAACTGCCAGGAGAGTTATCTCGGTGGGAAAACCGATCCTCAGGAACTCGCGGTCATTTTCGGAGTATCCGACATTACCGTCCGCAAGTGGATCAAGTCCGGACGATGGGACAATCTGGCCAAAGAAGAACGGCGACTCGATCACGACATTAAGGTCGCCCGTAAGAAAGCACTCATCCAGGCTCTCCGTGAATACTCGAAAAATCCCGCCGACACCGCTCTGCAGAGCCTGGTCAGTCTGATCAAACACGATCAGCGTGAACATGAACCGGCGAAGGAGCTCAACGACTACATCATCCGCTTCCTGGATCAAACCACGGATTACATGATTGAGAAGGGCCACGAGACCCTGTTGAAGCAGTTCCAGGAGATCGTGCTCGATCTCGCCGAATACCTACGCCTGAAGAATGGGTAAACGCTTTGTCCAGAAGCAGCAGAAGGCACTCGCCGACATCGCTGCAAAAACCCTTTCGATCCTTCCATTTCCCGACGATACCCCGGAACTGAGAGCCTCCCGCATCGCCCTGGTGAAAGCCCAGGGCTGGGAGGCTTTCTCCTTTTTCTGCCGGGGTTACTTCCCGCATGTGTTCGGGCTTCCGTTCTGTGAAGCGCACGAGACGATGTTCCGGGAAGTGGACGAGAACAACGGGATCACCGCCATCACCGGATTTCGGGGACTTGGCAAGACCGTTTTGATGGGCGTGGTTTACCCCATCTGGCGCATTATCCGGGGCGAGTCCTACGTCATCCATACCGCCGCCGACATCGACCTGGCGGAGGAGCGCACCGCCTTCACCCTGCACGAACTGCAGAACAACCGCCGCCTGCTCACCGACTTCCCCGAGCTGACTCCCATTGATACCTTCCCACTCGACTTCTTCCTGCGCAACCGCTGTCGCATCCGAGCACGCTCGATCCGCCAGTCCCACCGGGGGACGATCAATCCCCAAACCGCGAAACGTCCTGGGCTGGTGGTCTGCGACGATATCGACAAAGAAGAACACATCGGCAACCAGAGTATCGGCAAGCGTCGCATGAACATGATCCTGCACGAGATCGCGGGCGTGCTGGCTCCGGACGGCTCGGGCAAGGTGATTTGGCTCGGAAACCTCGTCCACCCCAACTATGCGATCTGCCAGTTCCAGGAACTCATAATCGCCGATCTGAAGGCCGATCGTCCCGACGACGACTTCCAACGCGAGTCTGTGCTCCGAACCCCGCAACGGGCGATTCTGCGCTTCCCGCTGGAGACTCCGGAAGGTACTTCGGCCTGGGAAGAGCAATATTCGACAAGCTCGCTTCCCGATCTCCGGGCGAAGTTCGGCTTCACCGGCTATCAGCGGGAGATGCTCGGTATCCCGGTCATCGAAGGTAACATCTTCAAAAACCATTGGTTCCTGAAGTGGCGAACCTTGCCCCCGATGAAACGCGTCTGGCTCTACGCCGACCCGGCCTGGGGCGAGAAGGGGTGCTACAAGGCGATCATCAGCATCGGCTACGATGGTCGGCTGTTCTACGCGATGGACGTCTGGGTCCGCCAGACCGAGAACACACGCTTCTTCACCAAGTTCCACGAGGTGTGGGAGTTCCTGAACGGCCGTTATGGTGCCCGCTTCCGGGCCGCGATGGAAACCTCGTTCGGTCAGGAACGCATCCTCGCCGACTTCGACCGCTGGTGTCTCGATACCGGTCTGGCCCCGATCAGTCGGCACATCAAGCGCATCGACAACCGCGAGAACAAGAACCTCCGCATCGAGCGTACCGAGACCGTGATTGAGACCGGCAAGGTCTTGTTTCCCGACGGCCAGGACACTCCGGTGCTGGTCTCACAGTTCCTCACCTATCCCGACGGCTACATCGACGCCTGCGACGCACTCGCGGGTTGTCTCGAACGCTTCGTCGAATACGACACCGGCCGCAACCGGGTTCGCGTGCGCAGACTGGTTTTCTGAGGGTTCCGTGAACTACTACGACCGGGTCATGCTCGAATACTACCGGGTGCTGAACAACGCCTGGAAAGCCGAAATCAAGGATGCCGCACGGCGAGCGATCCAGATGCTCTCCGACCGGCCCCGGCACGAGAAGCTGTCCAAGACCCACATCGACCAGCTCATCGAGGTCATCGGTTCCCAACTCGGAGATGACTTCGCTTCGGCAGTCAACCAGCCGACCAAGGCTTTCATGGAGCGCAACCTGCGACTCGGCCTGAGAGATGCCCAGGTCATGGTTCCCGCCCGGGCCAGCGTAGGCTTGTGGGGACTCGAGGATCAGCGGCTCTCGAACATCATTCAGCAGCAGCAGACTTTCTGGGTGGGTAACCACTTCGAAGCGGACGTGCGGAAAAGCTTCACAGACACGCTATCTTCCGCCCTTGCCCAGGGATACACCAAGGAGATGCTCGCTGACGCGCTCAAGACCCAGTTCGCGAATCTCGCCGACAAGTCATCGTCCTACTGGCAGGGCCTGGCTGAGCACATCGCTTTGCGGGTTCGGGAGTTCGGCAGGCTGCAAGGCTACAAAAAAGCCAAAGCGCAATACTACCGGCTGGTGGTGATTCTCGACGACCGAACAAGTGACATCTGCCGTGCCCTCGCCGCCCAGGACAAGGTCTATCCGCTCGGAACGGCTCTGGAAGTCATGGACAATCTCCAATCCCTCAACACCCGCTCATCCAGCCTGGACGAGGCCCGCGACTACATCAAGGCCCTGGCCCCGTGGGTCAAGGATGACCAGGTGGTTTACAACGACGACGACGAACCGATCGGGGTGTCGGGTGCCCACACGCCCTTCCCGCCCTTTCATTGGCGCTGCAGAACGACGACGGAGATCGTGGGATAGGGGAATTGTAAAGGAGACGAATCCAACAAAGAAAACTGGCTTTCGGCCAGTTTTCGCTGTTTTGAGGGGTTATTTTTCTTCGGGATCAGTGAAGTGCCGGGCGTTGTCTTCGTCGTTCATGAATTCGGTTATAGCCTGCTTCGTGGCGTCCCAGTTCAGAATCCGGCCTGTCTTCAGATCGATATCGAGGCAAACATAGTCGCCCCAATGCTCATCCGGCATGAACTTCGGAACCGGGCCATCGTAGTGCTTCATCACCTTATCGTCTTTGTCTCTAAATGAGGCCTGGCATCCGCTCATCACCTTCGCGTTGAGGAACATCTTCCTCGGGGTGGTTGTTCTTGTCTTCTTCGTTCCCATCGTAATCTCCTTTGTGCTTCTAATTACGTGACTACAATGGAGTTAGCGCACAAGGAAGTCAAGTCTATTAGTCGATTTATCTGTAGTATTTGCAATAAATTAGGGAGAGGATTTGGAAGAAAGAGGAGGTCGTTTCTCAACGAGGAAAACTGGCGGTGTCGCCAGTTCTCGCCCTAGCGGAAAGTTAGATCACCAGTTCTGCGGCATCGCTGTCGAAGAACGCCTTGACCATCTCCTTGGTGACGTCCCAGTTCACGATCCTGCCGGTCTTCAGGTCGATCTCCAGGCACATGTTCTCACCGTCGCGTTCGCCGGGGATGAATTCCGGGATACAGCAGTCGTAGAGCCGCATCCGTTCGCCGTTCTTGTTGAAGAAGTCCCACTTGAAATGCCCCAGGTAGTTCGCCCGCACCCGCACCGTCTTCGGCTTGTCGTTTCTGAGTTTCTCGCTGACCATGTTTCGCTCCTTGTGCTCTAAACATGGTTCTACAATGGAGATAGGGCAGGGGGAAGTCAAGGGGGAAGATTGTGTTATCGTGCAGTGGCTCGGATAAAAGCACAACTCTACCTGCGTTAGAATGTTGCTGCTTTCTGAACGAGAACACCCCATCCCTTAACGCCTTGCTTGAGCTGATTGCAACAACGTACTCAAACCTGACTGTTCATGCGACCCAACAAGCAAGTACTCTTACGTAAATCTATCTGCTGTCTAAAACACATGTTCTGTAGATATACCATCTATCCAAATCAATCTCATGCGAATCTGAGAAAGCGAGATATTCACTTCTGATGCCTAAAAGTCCATGTCAATAATCTACACAAATGGACTCTCAATCGAGTGAGTTTGTTTGATAACCTCTCTTGTCTCATCCAGTAGGCTTAGAATATCCTGAAACAGCTTGCTTCGGGTTTGCTGCAAGTTGCGGAGCTCCTCCAATTGAGTATCTACACTCTCTATATCGAGAGAAATGGAATTCGCAACAAATGTATCTGTTGCCTTATCATAATGCGTCTCGATGGCATGTGCGGCATTGTTAAACCCCACTCTTACTGTCGAACGACTTTCTCTTAGGTCACTCTCCAACCTATCCGCATCTACGTCTTCTTTGATTTGCAACACAAATGTAAGAAGTGTTCCTGCTACAGCGAAAACGCGCCCAACGTTTGCTACAGCACGCGCCCACTTGACAGCTTCCCAAGGCTTGAAGGATTTCCCCAAGAGGTCGCCAATGGTCTTCACAGTACTATGCGTTGCCGTACCTGAATATTGGTTGAGCTTAAAAAGACCTCCAAGAGTTCCCGCTTTTGGCGAGAAGGAATTCCTGACTAGGAACTCCCCCAGTTTAGAAGTGATACTTGACGCATTCTTAAGGTTCTTCATTGTTTCATTTGAAATAGACACTTGTTCAATTCGATGAATGAGGCGAGGAAGCAATTCCTTGGCAAGCTCACTATTGGCAATATCTCCAACACGATCATCGAGTGCTTTCATGTGCTTTCCAATCGCAACTTGAACAGCTTCTTCAAGTTTCTCGGCAATCTCTTGAACACGATCTTGGGCAGCTTGCAGCTTCTGATCTACAGCCTTCTGGTCAGCGGAGCCATTGATCATGTCTGCGATTACTCGACCCTCTTGACGGATTCGGGAACTCGCGCTTTGAATCTCTGCTTCCATGGCCCGTAGTATACGATCTTGTGTGTCCATAAGTGCGCGACGACGCTGCAGAAGCAGTTCTTCGAGGGCGTCAATATCTTTATCGCCTGTGGACTCGCATGTGAGTGCTTCTTGGAGAGTCTGCTCAAGTTTGTAAAGCGCCGTTGTATATCGAGAAGATAACCCCTTTTCTCTGACGAAATTGTTCAGTTCATGAGTGAACTCGTCGAAACCGCTTTTCTCAAGCAATTTCTTTGCTACTTCTTCATCTGCCTCTACTCTGCTATCGAGCGCAGCCTCAGCGTCGATGAAAGTGATACGAAGACTTTCAGGGGTGAAAGGAGCGAGCACTTTGCGAAGGTCCTCACGAATGACACTCCGTGCATCCAGGCTGTTTCCATTAGCGCACCTTCGCATCTTGTTAACAATAAGCATCATTTCATGTGCTTTGTCGCGTTCTATAGCAAGACTACGAAAATGCTTTGCAAGGTGAGAGTCAAATATCTCATTAGTTACAACAAAGACAAGTAGATCGGCATCTGCAATTGCTCTGTATGTGATCTCGTCATGATCTGGTCTTAGTTTTGTGTGGACGCCAGGTGTGTCGACAACAGTAATTCCTTCCCAATTATAGGTGTGCGTTTTCTCCGTTGTAATACCTGCGCCGATTGCTATAGCCTGATGCCCAGTTAGAGCTTTTATAATGCTGGATTTCCCCGCGCTGTATTGACCTGCAAAAACGAGATACACGCTTCTATCAGTTGCCAATATCTCTGAAGGAACCCTCTCGGCAAGCATCTGCATCTTCTCATTGGGTGCGGTCATTAAGCACTGTCTTGAGCGGAGAAGAAGATCATTACCGGTAGTTGCCAATCGGTGTAGTTCGAAGATTTCAGCAGCCATAACACCTCCCTATCTTTTATCTCATTATGTGTAAGCCGGTAAGCTGTTGTGCTAGCCTAACTCGAGCTTTCGTTACGGTATCAAGGTCATCCAGAGGAATATGTGCAACGCGTATTCTCTCTTCTATATGGATTTCACTCTTTTCACAGTTTCGACCGATCGCCTGTGAAAGAATGGAAAAGGAGTTCTTCGTATCGATAACAAACCAGATTTTCTCACATAGAAGCTTCTCAAGCTGGCTTCGAATATGTCCAGAAAATGTGAAGTGGGGTTGAATCAGGAACATTGTAGCAAACCCAGGGACCCTGGCTACATCGGAGATTGAATCAAGTAGGCTCAAAGCCCCAAGTTGGCTTAATGCCTCTTCTACAAGAGAATGCCCAAGCTTCTTCTGTCGATCGTTCAGAGCCCAAGCAAGAGCTCGTTGAGCATCAGCAAGCTTAAACAGCCCAGATGTGACTGTTCCCAAATCATCTAGGAGAACATATACCTGTTTTCGTAACAGCTCATTATCGAACCAGTCATTTATATTCTTCCTTAGGTCCCGTTCCATTTTGTTGATGTTATCAACAAGCCGCTCGCTTAGCGTTGCTCGGGCTCTCCGAACCTTCTCCTCTCGATCGTCGAAGAACAGCGAGATAAGCCAGCCGACTGAAGCAACAGCTGCAGCAGCCCAGCCAAGCGGACCACTTCCAAGGATGAGCGCTGCAATACCCAAGCCCCCACTAATAATGCTCGTTCCCCAGCTCCATACACGTTTCGTATTGAAGATACTATCCATTTTGATGTCTCGGTCACTGGAAAGATCCGCAACAAGGCTAAGCTCGGATTTCAATTCACGTGCGATCTCACTAAGAGCGATAGTGCATTCATTGAGAAGCTCCTTCTGAAGCTTTTCGACATTTCGAATCACGTTATGTGATTCTACCAGCTTTCTCCATTTATCGCCAGCCGCACGATCCTCGTAATGGTTTTCAGCGAACGAGGGCACTTCGTCACGGAGTGAGTCCATAACTTTAGAAACCACAGTATTAATTCTCTCATGGCCAATGGATTTGAAGTCTCGCGCCCATTCTCGGATCTGTCTTTCTTTATCTACTAACACCCGCCCGCTGCTGGAATTTTGAGCGCTAAACCCTAAAAGGAGATCGGAAAGATCCAACATAGGGGTAACTGACCCATCGATGAAACTCTTCACTCTTAAAAAGGTGCCACGATTAACTACTTCATTGACAATGTGGGATTCAACACTATTAAAGCAGCTTGCCTTGAGCAGTTGATCTCGATGCTTTTCAAACCCAGGCTGATATGCAAGAAAACGAGCTCGGAGATGAGTAACCTCGAAAGGTATCCATTTACCAGGTATATACTGATCAGCAAGGAGATGAAATTGCTGAATCAGCTGCTTTATACGGTACTGGTCAAAGTGACGGTAAGGGTTTCGTAGAAAAAGCAGTAGGTCATCTTCAGCATCTACGGCAATCTTGACGTTGCATACTCCTAACACAGGTTTTCCTAAGCGACGAACTTGTGCTAAGCACTCTGCTTCAACCGGCTGGGGAGCATCATCAGTTATTAGAAATAGAACTAAATCGGCTTGGGCTGCAGCTTTAAATGCGAGTTCTTCATCATCTGCGCCTTCAAAAGCCGCGACACCTGGCACATCTGTTACTTCTAGCCCTTTCCACTGGTAACCCCGAACATCCCGCGTGGTTCTTTGCGAACCTGTGCCGATAGATTTTCCGTTTCCCTCTGTCAGAATCTCCATAAGGGTTGATTTTCCCGCCATCGTGCGACCAAAGAGGGTAACGGAGAAACTGTCCAAGTGCTTTCGTCGCTCCTTAAGAGTCAGAGAAGACGTCTTTTGTAGCTCATCAAGTTCAGCAACTACACCAGATAGCTGTGCTTCAAGCTGTGTTACTATTCCTGGGGTGCGCACTGACCCCTTTCCAAGCGACTTCAAGCAGTTGGATAGTGACTCAGAAACCCCATTAATAGCCTTGGCGGTTTCCACAAGGTTCTCTTTTGCTATTGCGTAACCATGGCGTGCAGCTTTACGACATCTACTGAGTGCTTCCTCAAGTTCTATGCTTGACTCAACATCATTCTGAACCATATCGGTTTTCATCCTTCGTTCTGGATGTGGCAATTATGGATATCATCCAGAACTGAGATCACCCAGCCGAAATGGCACTGGGTTCCGATCTCAGATCTGAGCATCCTGCTGTTCTGAGTCAGATGATTCATGTTCTTCGATCATAATATTTGAATCGTTCTCGCTGCGCTTCTCCTTTGTGACTCTATCCATTGATCGCACCTACTTAATTACCACTTCTACAGGTGGCAACTTGTGGTACATCCATGAAGAGGGATGATATGTTCGGACAACTCGACAATTGTCAAGAATGCTGTCTTGTGATTCTTTTGATCTCAGAAAATAACTATCGATATTGCTGGATAAATTCGCGGTGCAAGCATTGATTATAAGTCTTGGCTTATATTCTCTCAGACGATCCTTGAAGTATCTCTGCACAATGAGATCCTCACCGTCCTTATAATTCCACAGGCATTTCCATACGCGATTTCTCACACTTTTTTTCAGTTCCTCGGAATAATACCGTGCCAGCGATGCCTGCCACTGGATAGGGTTGGCTAGAATTATCGAGTATGTGGAAGCGAGTTTATGGGTGACTTTGAGTTGCTTCCAGGCTTCATTGATAACATCAGGAAGGCGTTTTCTAAACCGTGTTCCTGTATCGCCTTGTGCCGGAGCTATAGGTTTAAAACGGGAATCATCCCTTGTGTACTCGTCTCGATGGGGGGATTCGAGCAAAACAACGATAGTTGGGTGTTCCGCACGAATTGCCTGACGATCAGCAAATGCTGAACACTCGATATCAAGAGGGTCGGAGAGATCATTCACTATCACGGGTTGGTCGCTTTTCCTTGGTATTGTGATGTTGTACCGCCACACATCGGGAACTACTTTGCAGCCTAGGAACATATTAGATCGCATGAATGCATCTGTATTGGGCCTATCAAGTTTGGCAGATATTGCTTTTAAATCTTTACCTTGGATTACATTATGTACTAAAAGACAGGGGCTTTGTGGATTATCAGTCATTATCTACTCCATTTCTATGTTGCTTGCCTTGCTTCCCCCACCAGCCCATGTACGATGGCTGATTTGAGGGCGTTAGCCAGGTTCCGGCTTTTTTGCAACGCACGTTCCATTTCATCGCATTGGGCAAGGAGTTGCCTGGCTTTATCTACAATGCGGTGTTGCTCCGGAAGAGGGGGGAGAGCAAAAATAGTGTCCTCGATATAGCTTGTTGGAACCCGTTTCTGCCCTGCAGAGCCCGTCATCACGACCTCTCCAGCATTGATAAACTTCTGCCTCTTAACAAAGAGCAGGAAGAAAACGGGCAAGTTCCCAGATAACGGTCTGAGCACATGTAGCTCTGTAGTGCCAGCTCCAAATCCATTAGGAAGATTTCTAACGATAGCCGACTTCCCATTCTCAAAACAAGGCGTGATTTTTGCAACCACGACATCATCATCTTGGAAGTGAGTGAAGCTCCCCTTAATCTCGCCCCATACTCGTTCATCAAATCTTACAGACTCCGATAAAGCCACAGGAAGATATGGCATTGGCATGAAACCGCAGGTCATCTCCGTAGGTCGCTTGTTCCTCGGATTGACAATAACTGCCTCCCCCAACCTGCACCACTCCCAGCCCTGAGGTAATTCGAAGGGAACCTCGTCCGGATCGATCGGCGGCAGGGGTTTCTCCTTCCTGAGGGTTCCCTCTTTGACCATTTTGGCTTTCTCGGCTCTGATCCTTTTCAGCAGTTCGGATGCCGGTTCGTCGTTCGGGTTCTGGGGTACCAGCTTGCCCGATACCGCATCCTGCAGAATGGCCTGGCGAAGCGAAATTAGTAGTGAGCCGGCTGAAGCGGTCTCGTGATCGAATTCAGCGGTTTCCCGGCTGATTCTACTATGTTTTTCGGCGATAACCTGCTGCTCCGAGACAGAGGGAAGTGGGATCGAATAACTCAGAAAATCGGCAGGGCGAATAGCAGCATAGTTCGTGCTGCCAACTGAACGAATTTGGTCTTGAATGATCTCGGTCTTGAGAAGAATCTCGAAGTATTCCTGCCTGATCTTCAATGGCTCCAGCTCGAAAAGAAAATAGTGGCCGCTAACGATTGCACCTTCCAACTCGTCAGGAACGAAGCCGTACCCCCCAACCTTCGCATCGATTTCCGCGACAAGCAAATCCCCGGCTTTGCAGACCTGTTGCTTCTTGGTTTTGATCTCCAGTCCCTTCGTCAGGGAGCGCAAGACAACGCCTTTGCGGTTGGTTTGAACACGGCAGAGCTTGTATTCGGTATCATCATCGATGATGATGAATTCCTTTCTCTGCTTCAGCACAGAAGCCAGGCTGACGACCGGAAAGCTCATAGTTCCCTTTTGATGTTGCCCAGTGCGATGTGGGCTTTTTCGAGGGCCGTTTCCAGCATGGCGATCAGTTGTTCGGGCGATTTTTCGGTGACGGAAGCGCTACCGGCGGGGTTCTTGATATCCAGATCGTAGTTTCGCTCTTTAATCCGCTCTGCACTCACTTTCCAGGCGTACTCATTTTCGATGCGATGATCCCACCATGCTTTCAGCGGGGCGAAATCCTCGTTGCGGATCGGCTTGGTCTTGGTGTATTTTTTATAGCCCTCGGGCAGGGGTAGTTCGTAGAACCACACTTCCTGTGTGGGTTTGCCTTTGCTGAAAAACAGCAGGTTGGTATTGATATCGGTGTAGGGCGAGAATACTCCTTTGGGTAGCCGCACCACGGTATCCAGATCGAACTCGGCCAGCAGCTTCTCTTTGATGCGGGTTTTCACACCCTCGCCGAACAGGAAGCCGTCGGGAAGCACGATGCCGCACCGACCCCGATCCCTGAGCAGGTGCATGATCAGCACCAGGAAAAGGTCGGCCGTTTCCTTGGTGGTGAAACTCGCCGGCACATTACTCTGTACCCCGTCTTCCTCAACTCCGCCGAAAGGTGGGTTGGTCATCACGATGTCCACCCGTTCACCAAGCTTGTAATCTCGGACATTGCGGGAAAGGGAATTCCCGCGCCGGATGCCGGGCTTGTCGATATCGTGCAGAATCAGGTTGGTCATGGCCAGGAGATGCGGCAGGGGCTTTTTCTCGATGCCGGAAAGCCGTTCCTGGAGCAGGGCAAGGTCTTTTCCTTCCTTCGCCTGGTTTTTCAGGTGCTCCAGGGCGCAAACCAGAAATCCGCCGGTGCCGCAAGCCGGGTCGAGCACCTTCTCGCCCAGTTTGGGATCGATCATATCCACAATGAACTGAGTAACCGGCCGGGGCGTATAGAATTCGCCTGCATTCCCTGCGCTCTGCAGATCCCGCAGGATGCCTTCGTAGATATCGTTGAACATGTGCCGGTCTTGCCTGCGGTTGAAATCGATGCCATTGAGCGCATTCACCACCTGGCGAATCAGCACACCGGATTTCATGTAATTGTAGGAATCCTCGAATACGCTCCGGACGATCTGTTTGCGGGTATCGCCATCGTCGGGCAGGTCTTTCAACTCCGTGAATAGGCGATTGTTGATAAAGTCACGCAGTTCGTCGCCGGTCATCCCTTCATCGTTTGCGGCCCAATCCCGCCAACGGAGACCCTCGGGGATGACTCTCCGATAGTTGCCATCCAAACTCCAGTCCTCTTCCTTGGCATCGAATACCTTCAGGAAGATCATCCAGACCATTTGGGAGATTCGCTGGGCGTCTCCGTCCACGCCCTCGTCTTTGCGCATGATGTTCTGAACCGCTTTGACAATCGTTCCTATGGACATTTCATCCTCTATTTACGCGGTGTAGAGCAACTGCTCCATTTCCCGCAGTGCTTTCTCAAACTGTTCACGACCGCCGAAGCTGGCGATCAACTCCACTCGGGTGCCGAGGTCGACCAACGGCTTCACCGCAAGGGTATTCAAGTCTTCGAGGCCATCAATTCCCACTTCGGAATACTTGTCGAGCAAACCTTCCAAAACCTGTCTGGCCATCCCGCTGTACTTTCCGAAGTAGTCCCGCTTGATGACATTCTGAGCCCGTTCACGTCGGGTAAGCGGCTTCCGGTCGAAAGCGATGTGGCAAACCAGGTCGAAGGCATCGTAGTCTGCTCCGACGGCATCGGCGAGTTCGTTCAGAAACACGCCGTGCTTCTGCAATTCGGTGGTGATTGCTGTTTTCCGGGTCTGCTCGTTCCAGTCGGAGATAAAGGCGTCCAGGGAAAGATACATCTGCCGTATGCGATCCCGGGCGTAATCCTTCAGGGACACGGTGACCAGTTTCCCGTTGGCGTCCAGGTATTGGACTCGCTCGCAGGCAACCGTTACTTCCACATCGTCGATATAGAATTTCCGGGGTTCGGGCTGATCCGGGCCGGGTGGAATCGTAACATCGGGGGTGTCGGAGGTCGGAGAATCCCCGATCGTTGTTTCCGTGCCCTCTACGTCGCCTTGTTCGTCATTATCCGGGTCTTCGTCGTCGAGGGGTTTCACCACGACCGGTTCTCCATCGAAATCCGGATCGGCAAAGTGCCGGGTAGCATTCCGAAAATCGATGATAGTGAAGAAGAATTTGTCGTAGTCCTCTTCGATCCGGGTTCCCCTGCCTACGATCTGCTTGAATTCGATCATGCTGTTGATGTTTTTATCCAACACGACGAATTTGCAGGTTTTTACATCCACGCCGGTCGTAAGCAACTGGCTGGTAGTAACCAGGCAGGGAACCGACGATTCGGGATTCGAGAAATCATCCAGGTCCGCTTCGGCAGTCTGGCTGTCACCCGTGATCCTAACCGCATATCGGGGATACTGGGCAACCAGGTCGGAGTTTTCGTTCACCAGACGAGATCGCAGCATCTCGGCATGCTCGATGTTTTGGCAGAAGAAGATGGATTTGTCGAACCGGCAGCTATGCTTCTTCAGATAATTCGAGACCCGCCTGGCTACCAAGTCCGTTCGCTGTTCCAGAATGATCGTGTTATCGTAATCCACGACCGTGTATTCGCGATCCTCGATTTCACGGCCGTATTTATCGGTTTGCCCTTGCTCCGGACGCCAGCCCAGGTCTTTGTCGAGATAGACCCGGATCACCTTGTACGGAGCCAGGAAACCGTCTTCAATGCCCTGTTTCAGGGAGTAGATGTAGATCGGACTGCCGAAATACTCGATGTTGGAAACCGAATAAGTCTCTTTGGGCGTGGCTGTCATACCGATTTGCGTTGCCGCCGAGAAATACTCGAGGATTTCGCGCCAGGCTGAGTCTTCCGCCGCGCTTCCCCGGTGACACTCGTCGATCACGATGAGATCGAAGAACCCGGGTGTGAACTGCTTGTAGATGTTTTTCCAGTCCTCATTTCCGGTCACGGCCTGATACAGGGATAGGTAAACCTCGTAGGATTTATCCACCTGCCGGTTGGTGATCTTGGTCATCTTGTTGCCGAAAGGGGCGAAATCGTTGTTCTTGGCCTGATTGAGCAGGACGTTTCGGTCGGCAAGGAAGAGGATGCGTTTCTTCATGCCGGATTTCCACAATCGATAAGCGATTTGGAAGGCGGTGAAGGTTTTCCCTGTTCCCGTCGCCATGACCAGGAGTATTCTGTTCTTCCCTTCCGCCACAGCTTGCACGGTACGATTGATCGCCACCCGCTGATAATACCTCGGCTCTTTCCCTTCCATCTCCCGATAATAGTCCTGGGTGATCACCCGTTCGGTACCGGCATCCAGGCCCCTGGCTGTTTTAAGACGCATCCATAATTCTGCAGGCGAGGGGAAGGAATCCATCGCAATTTCACGTTCGATGGAGCCGATCGTCGCCGTGCGGTCATGTTCCAGGAAGCCGTGTCCATTGGAAGAATACACAAAGGGAATATCCAACGACTCCGCATAGCTCAGGGCCTGTTGCATGCCGTCGCCGACGCTGTGACCCGCATCTTTGGCTTCGATCAGGGCAATGGGGAAATCGGACTTGTAATAGAGGAGGTAGTCGACTCGCTTCCGTTCGCCACGCTGATGGCGGTTACCGGTGACTATGATGCGTCCGGCGGTGAAGGTGAACTCCTCACGAATCTGGTTATGAAGGTCCCATCCGGCTTTTACGATAGCCGGTGTGATGTACTTAGTACGAATATCGGTTTCGCTTAGCCCAGTCGCCATCGGGATTCCTTCTTGTGCCCTTTTGGGCGAAGTCCCTCACAAGGGGACATCTTCTACAATATGCGAAAAATCCTTTGGAGAAGCAATTTTGACAAGCGTTTTTTTCAATTCAAATAAACCGCTTTCAATTGCGTCGCTGTGCAAGCCGATTTGATCTTCTCATTGCAGTCCTTATTTTGTGCTCCAGCAATGTACAAGGAGCCAAGATGGATAACGCCCTGCTCGCCACCCTCCAGGAGCAACTGCTTCGGCACGAGGGGTTAAAGCTGAAGCCCTACCGTTGCCCGGCGGGGAAACTCACCATCGGCGTGGGCCGCAACCTCGACGACTGCGGCATCAGCCGGGACGAGGCCCTCACCCTGCTGGAGAACGATATCCACCGCTGCGAGACCGAGATTCAGGCGCACATCCCGACCCTGTTCTCCCTGCTCTCTCCGAACCGCAAAACCGTGCTGGTGAACATGGCGTTCAACCTTGGCACGGCGGGCATGCTGGGGTTTCGGAACATGCTCGCTCATGCTTTGGAAGGCAACTTCGAGAAAGCGGCCAACGACATGCTCGCGTCCAAGTGGGCGAAGCAGGTCGGGAAGCGGGCCATCGAACTATCCGAGCTGATGAGGAAGGGCTGATGCCAGCCGCGATTCCGGTCGAACCGAAAGCCCTCTGCGCCATGCTGAACCTGCCCGATGAGATGGCGGGCAAGCCCATCTTCGACCAGCATGTCGGTTTGGTGCTGCGGCATCTGGAGCGGATCACCCAAGCAGATGCCCTCAAGGATGCCTTCGAAGACTTACGCGAGGACGACCCGATCTACATCGGCTTCCGCTTCGGATACGCCTTCCTGATGCTCGCGTCTGTGGCCGAGTTCCTGAATCTCAAGACTTTAGGTGAGGGCATCGTGAAGACCATCGGCTTCGATGCCCAGGTGACCGAACTACTGACCGGGGCTGAGATCGAAGCGTTCAAGAACGGGATCGAAAAACGTGCCCTGATCAGCCTCCAGCCGTGGCTCAATGAATGTGGTCTGGATCGCCTGGAACAGCTCTCGCCCCGCCCGGCACGACGTTTCCGGATCGGGGTCATCTGATGGACAAGGAACTGATGCTCGATGTCTACCGGGCCATTCTGACCGCTCTGGACAGCCGTTTACACCTGATCGGGTCGGTCTTGGACGGCGACGCCCGACGGCTGACGTTGGAGAGAGGCATATACGACAAGGGCGACTTCCACGGCAACATGGGCTATGTGGTGACGGTGGAAGACGATGGTGTGACCCTGCATGTCGGCTCCAACGTACGCCATGAACCCTTCGTGCTGGGTGGCAAGGTTCCCTCGTGGACGCCGCTGGCACCCCTGAAAGCATGGGTGGAGCGAAAGCACCTCGCGTGGACGGATCGCGAGACGGGCAAGGAACTTACCGTCACCCAGATGGCTTACATGATTCGGGGCAAGATCAAGCGCGAGGGGATTCCCGAACGCAACATCTACGAAGAGATTCTCCGCAACCGTGAACAATGGATTCTTCGCCAACTCAACGACATCGAGGTAAGCCTGTGAACCCTTTCTACACCGAACGCAAGCACATCGTCGAGGCCCTGACAGAGTCCGGGATCGACCTCGTGTTGTTCAACAAGGACAGTGTCCCGAAGTCCTATCCCTGCGCCGTGATCCTGCTGGAAAGCGAGACAGGGCGGCTTCCCACCGGACGCCAGTTCATGACCTCCGACCTTGCCTGGACGCTCTTCCTGGTGGTCAACGCCCATGAGAACCCCGACCCCGACAACGATCTCTACGAACTGAAGGAAGCTTTCCGCACCAATTGGATCGCCATGAAGGAGAAGGACTTCGCCAAGGTGGAGTATTACACGTCCCGGGTCGATGGCACACGGCTTGTCCGAATCGCCCGGATCGAACTCGGACGCAGGGCGGGCGCATGAAGGTGATGCGGATCGGAAGCGGCAATGTAGGCATCTCGGATGCCTCCGAACTCCTCGAAACCAAGTATCGCGAGGAACCGGTCGATCTGGAAAAGCTGACCCTCGTCGGGTCCGCTGTGATCTCCAAGGCCGAGTCGAAGCGGAAGACCGTGGCCGCACCCTATTCGATGGCGAAGTTGCTGAACATGCTGGATGTGGACGAGTATCACGCCGGATGTGTTGAGGCGATTGTGATGGCGTCGGTGATGCAGTTTTCCTGCAAGAACGCCAATGTCACCGCCTGGCTAAATGCTGCCGAGTTTCCCGCCAACGAAGACCCTGCGACTATTCTTTCCGGGCTGGCGAAGCACTACCTCGCCTGCGGGAACGGGTTCCTGATCAAGATGCGCAACGCGAAAGGCGAGTGGGTGGGTCTGGAACGGCTCCTACCCAACGAGACCCAGATCATCGAGGCATTCGACGGGTTCGGCTTCTTCCGTCCCGACTTCGTGCAGGTAAAACTCGGCCAGAAGCGCGAGTTCGCCAACGCCGACATCATCCACTTCAAACGCTTCACCCATCGCTCGAACGCCTGGGGGCTTTCATGCCTGCCCATCGCCATCAACATCGAGATTCTCTCGGAGATTAAAACCTTCGATTACAACAATTTCAAGAACGGCCTGATGATCGATTATTTCATCATCGTCGAGGGCGGAACGCTGCGGGACGGCACAGTCACCGACGAACAGGGCAACCAGGTCGTGACCGACGCTTACGCCGAGATCGAGAAAGCCCTCATCGAGGTGAAAGGCAACCTCAAGAGCCACTCCACCGTGCTGATCGAAAGCGAGAACAAGGATGTCCGTATCCGCCTGGAACCGCTCCGTCAGCAGGAACGGGAGGGCGGGTTTCTCGCGCTCAAGAAAGATCTCCGCGAAGGTATTTTCGCCTATCACCGGGTCCCAGCGCGAGTTGTTTCCCAACTGATTCCCGGTCAACTCGGAGGCGATAACCGCTCCGACATGGTCATGTTCCATCACTTCGTCGTCCAGCCCATCCAACGCCGCCTGGCCCTGATCCTGAGCAAGGAGTTCCAGCGCGAGTTCGGGTGGAGCGTGAAGCCGGACGAGTTCGAGTTCGGCGACCTATCAACCGTTTACCAGGACGCCGATGAACGGCTGTTCCTGCAACAGAAAACCAACTGAAGGAGGTATAGTGAACCTGTTCAAACGTAAGACGATCCGGAAAGGTGAACTCCGCAATATCGAGGTGGAGTTGGTTTCCCTGCTGTTTGATGACATGAATCCCGCCAACCAGAAGGGTTACGTGGTGAAATCGGCGCAGGGACGCAGTTTCCTGCTCAGAGCGTCCTCGGTGAAGTTTAAGAGCGAGGCGGTCGGCACCCAGGGAAGACTCTATGTGACCCTGCTCGAACCCGATGTCCGCGACAGCCAGGGCGACTTCTACAACGCCGAGGAAATCCAAAAAGCTTGCGACCATTTCGCCCGCCACGGGATGGTCGGGAAGTGCGATGTGAACCACAACCTACACCCTATTTCCGACTTCTTTGTAGCCGAGAACTACATCCTGAAGGGGGCGGACACAGCGCATTTCCCCGATACCAAACCTGGTGCCTGGGTGCAGGTGCTGAAGTGTGACAACCTGCGCAGCGAGTTCTGGCAGAAGGTCGAGAAGGGGCAGTTCAACGGAGTGAGCATTTATGGAAAAGCCGAGGATGTCGGGGATACCGGCGTGCAGGCGACTCTCAATTCCATCAAACAGGAGATCGCCACTCTGCGTAATTCTTCGGATGCGAACATGACCGAATCCCTGAACGGTCTCGAAGCAAAGCTGACCGAGTTGGAACGCTCCAGCGGGGACGTGCTTACCCGCGAAGCTCTGAAGGGTATTGAGTCGGGGCTGCATGACCTCAACCGCAATCTCACCCGGGCGATTTCCAAGTCCATCGGTGGGGAACCGATCCCGCAGGTGATCGACCGTGAACTGGTCATCGATGGGCAGAAGGTGCTGGTCAAATCCAGTCACCGCGAAATCTACAAGGGCATCGCGGATGTGGATTCCGGGCAGGCGATGGGCATCCTCACCGCCAATAACACCAGCCTGTTCATCGACGAGGTGATCGGCAGCAAGCCCGGCGACACGCTCTCGGACATCACGGTCGTGCCCCTACTGAAGGACGAGAAGATCGATGTCGGGCTGATCGACGACCTGATCTTCAAGAACAGTCTCGACGGCACTCTGACAGCGCAGGAGGTCGCTACCGCCGACATTGCCTGCGCGACGGGTATCCTCAACGCCGAGTTCCGCCTGGGCCGTGACATCGTCGAGTTCTACAAGGACAAGTACGGGGCCGAGGCGTTCGGGGCATACGTCGAGCAGAACATCGCCCGTAAGACCGAGAAGGCGATGCGTCTGCTGCTGTTCCAGGGTGACCGTGCCTCCGCGACTCCGAAGTTGAAAGCCCTCGACGGCATCGTGAAACAGGCTACGGCAGCCAGTGCGGTAACCAACCTTTCCAAGGCCACCTATACCACCTGGGCGGACCGGTTTGAGGCCCTGCTGCTGGCCTTTTCGGACGACATGCTCGAGGAGCAGACCAACTTCAACATCTACGTCGCCCAGCGGGATTTGATCAAGATTCGGGACGAACTAGCCAAGCGTCAGACCAACGCCGGAGACCGGCTCCTGCTCGAGGGTGGAAATGTCAGTTTCGCGGGCATCCCGGTAAAGGGTCGCCTGCTGCCTTCCGAGACGCTCGTGGCGGGCCTTCCCAAGTTCATCATCCTGGGCTACCGCACCGAGGCGGAAATGAAGGTCGAGCACCACGGCGACGACTGGAAGTATCACTGGTACATCCGCATCCGGCCCGGCATCACCTACGTCAACGGCTTTGTCAAAGTGTTCAAACTCACCACCTAAGCAAAGGAGCAAGCATGGATTTCATTCTGCAGAATCAGGAGTTCATCGTCGGATTTGTAGTCACAGCCACTGCGTGGATCGTGGCTCGAATCACGGGCAAGAGCCTCGACAAGACCAAATTGAACGCCGCTCTCGCCACCATCCTCGACATCGTCCAGGACATCAAGACCGGCCCCGAGACCCAAGCCCTCGATGATCATGCCAAGAAGCAGTTGGCCGTCGAACGCACAGTGAAAGCGCTCCCGGAGAAACAGGCATCGTTGCTGACCCGGGTGTTCGGCACCATTGGCGGAGCGGTCGAGTTCGTGTTCCACAACAAGAAGTGGCTGTTCAGCCTCGGTAAAGTCGCCCGGAGCATCCTGTGAGATGCCCGGTGATGACCAAAACCATCCCGGAGAGACCATACCACCGATCGAGGAAGGAGAACGTATGCCTGTAGCCGCACCCACCTACCCATCGGGCATGACCGGTGATAAACTCTTGATCGCCAACCTAATGCCCATCATGCCCGGCGACACTGTGTATTTCGGAACCGGGAAGTATGCCACGGTCACCGAAGCGGACACGGCGTTCGCTTCCGGAACAGCCGCCACCACGCTATCCAACAACTACGACCCACTCGGCGAGTTGGCGGAGAAGGCCGGGAAACTCGACTCGAAGCAGACCAAGCTGAAGAGCCGTAACTACTCGTTTCCCGGCAAGCGCAATACGACGGTCGAACTGAACATCATCGGCCTCTCCTGCGCCCAAAAGGATTACCTCGAAAGCAGTTCCTTCACCGGGAGGGAGATCACCATCGTGGTCGGCTCGGCGGACAACACCCGCCTGGTCGTGCTGAACGGCCTGTATTGGACGGTCGATATCACCGGCGAGGCCGACGGCCTGTTCCAGGTGACCGTCTCGGCCGAGTTTTCCGGCCCCACCACCGACCGCATCTACCTCTACCGCAGCTTTATGCGAGGCGAGTAATGGAGTGCGTCTGCAAGCCGGAAATCCGTGAGAAGATCGACGCCGTGCACGAGGAAATCTACGGCAACGGATCGAGTGAAAAGGCACTCACCACGCGCATCGCCCGCCTCGAAAGCAATGTGAAACTGCTCATCGCCGTCTCGACCAGCCAGTTCTTCATGCTGGCCGGGATGGCGTTCAAGCTGTTCGTAACCCGCTGAAGGAGACACTTTGAAGGACATAAAACTAACCTACGGCCAGCTCCGGGCGATCCTGGGGCTGGCTCTGGAGAATGGAGCCGTCCGCCTGCGCCTGGAGGACTTCCTGACCGGCAAGGCGGTCAATCTGAGCGAGATGGAGCTCGTGGAACTCATCCACAAGTCCGGCGTGGACTTGGAACTCCTCCGCATCCTCACCGGCTCCGATCCAACCGAACTGGACGCCGTGGATGCGCTCGAAACCGTCGCCGCTTTTTTCGCCTACTGGCGGGCCAGCAAGCCGAGGTTAGCCGGCTGGCTCGGGAGTTTGGGCTTCGCGGTGGAAGGCAAAACCACCCCTTCGAGAGGTTCGAAATGAGCTGCCGCAAGCTTGGATTCGCCTCGGTGGATTTCGACGTCATGACCATGCCGGAGTTGTACTTGCGGCTGTGCCTGGCCTGCGAAAGGGAGGACTGATGGATTCCGTGATCGCCTGGATCGGGGGCAAACGCCTGCTCCGCAAGGAAATCGCCAAATACGTTCCCAAGGGCATCCAGGGCTACATCGAGCCGTTCGGCGGCGCGGCCTGGGTGATGCTCTTCCGCGAACGCTGGGCGGGCCTCGAAGTCTACAACGACCTGGACAACCGGCTCGTAAACCTCTTCCTGCAAGTCAAATACCACCCGGAGGAGCTGATCCGTGAGTTGGATTTGATGCTGGCCTCGCGCAAGCTGTTCTACGAGGTGCTGGGTCAAGAAGGCATCACCGAAATCCAACGGGCGGCGCGGTTTCTGTGGATCATCACCCGTTCCTTCGGGGGCAAGGGCGACAGCTTCGGCACCTCGCAGAAACAGGGCGTGTCCAGTCTCCTGAACCGTCTCGACCGCATCCGGGAACTGAACCAAAGGCTGGATCGGGTCGTGATCGAGAACCTCGACTACGCCGAGCTGATCCGCAAATACGACCACCCGGACAACTTCTTCTACTGCGACCCGCCCTACACGACCGGGTACACCTACGCTAACTCCAAGCGGTTCAGTCACGAAGCGTTGCGGGATATCCTCGGTCAGGTCAAAGGCCGCTGGATACTCTCCTACAACGACGATCCGATGATCCACGAGCTGTATAAAGGTCTTCACATCAGGCAGGTAACCCGCGCCAAGGGCATCAACCGCAAGGAAGGCAAGATGGACTACGCCGAGGTGATCATCGCCAACTTCCCGCTGGAGGAGCAATGCTGAACAGCGTGATAAGCTGGGTCGGCGGCAAACGCCTCTTGCGCAAGCAGATCATCCCGCTGATCCCGAAGCACGACACCTACTGCGAGGTGTTCGGCGGGGCGGGCTGGGTGCTGTTCGGCAAGTCGGCGGACAAGAAGGACTGGCTCCCGGACTCGGCTACTCGCGGACGGGGCTACACCGAAGTGTACAACGACATCAACGGCGACCTCGTGAACTTCTGGCGGTACATCAAGATGCACCCCGAAGCCTTCGCCGCCGAGCTGAACACGTTCCTGGTGGGCCGCGAAACCTTCGAGGAGTTCAAGGCCGGTCGCCCGCGCACCGAGCTGGAAAAGGCGGTGTGGTTCTACTACAAACTCGCTTGCTCGTATGGCAGCCAGAGCAAGAACTTCAGCATCATGCACGGCCACCGCTACATGCCCCTGCGCAACGAGGAGCGGGTGAAGGAAGCTTCGGAACGGTTGCGCGACGTCATCATCGAGAACATGGATTTCGAGCGACTGATCGCTCGCTACGACGGCCCGGATACCTTCTTCTACCTCGATCCGCCCTACTACACCAAGGAACGGCTCTACGAGCGCGATGACGCCGAGGCGTTCACCCGGCATGAAGACCTGGCCGCGATCCTGAAGGGAATCAGGGGCAAGTTCCTGCTCTCGTACAATGACGATCCCTATATCCGCGAGCTATACTCCGGATGCGTGATCGAGGAAGTCGAGGCCACCTACTCGGTATCAGGCCAGAAGCAACGCCAGGTCGAACTGCTCATCCGGAACAACTGATGCCTGAACTCTCTTTTCGTCTGATCATCGATTCCGCCGGAGCTGAGGCCAAGCTGGAGCAGACCGGCGCGCAAGCCGACCAGACCCGTTCTCAGGTCGAGAAGCCCCTCACCCTCAAGGTGCAGGCCGAAAACGCGCTCGCCACCATCCGCGATATGAAAATCGCCTTCGACGGGATCATGCAGGTGGTCGGCGGGGTGGTCTCGACCCTGAACGGCTACCTGAACGCCGCGCTCGATGCCCGGCAGTCCGCGACCCTCTCCAAAGTGGCGTTCGGGGAGTATGCGGGCAAGATGAGCGAGTTTGCGGCGCAGATGCAGAACCTCACCAATTTTGAAGGCGACCAGTTGCTTGCGCTCATGTCCAAAATGGCGCAGACCTACCACCTCAACACCGATGAGATTCAGCAGCTTACGCCCGCTGTCCTGGATTTCGCCGAGGCCAACAAATCGACCGGCATGACCGTGGAATCGGCCTTCGACCTGATGGGCCGGGCGGTGAACGGGCATACCGAGATGCTGAGCCGCTACGGCCTCGAACTCGACGAAAACAAGATCAAGACCGAGGGTGTATCTTATCTGGTGAAGCAGCTCACGGCTGACTATGGAGGCACCGCGCAGGCACTTGTCGATTTACGCCTGCAGAACGCGAACGCCTGGGGCGATGTGCAGGAGTCGATCGGCGACATGCTGAACGTCCTCATCACACCGTTGCTGAACGGGTTGAAGGGCCTGTTCGCCTGGTATAACAACCTCTCGCCGGTGCTGAAAGGTTTCGTGACCGGTCTGGCTGTGGCGATTCCGACCATCGTGAGTGTGACCACGGTCATCACCGGACTTACCGCTGCGATCAACGCCCTCAAAGTGGCCATCAATCCGGTGGCCGGGGTGATCGGGATCGTAGTCGGGGCCCTGGCCGCGCTCGGGTTCGCCTACGCCTCGACCAAGCTCGCGTCTGACAACGCCACGGACGCCCAGCAGGACTTCCGGCAAGAGGTTGAGCAAACCACCAAGAGCGTGGATGAACTGGTTGCGGAACAGCGGGAAATCGCTACCAGCATTGACTACGACGAGGCCAAGAAACGGCTCAAGGCCATCGAGGACGAGCTAACCCGTTACCGGGACATACTCGAGGCCATGAAACAGGGCCCGGTGCTGACCGGCGCGGATTTCGACCCCACGAAAATGAACGAGATGCTGGCCGAGGAGCAGGCCCTGAAGGAACGCATCCGCACCGACGATGCGGCCGCCCAGAGCACATTCTATCGGGAAAAGTACAGACTGGATAAAGAATCGACATTGGAAGGGGTTGCGCTTCTCGAATACCGGCTCGCCGAGGAGCGCAAAGCCTACCGGGAACTGGGTGCGCTCAATGCCGAGAATGCCGACCGGAAGCAGGCGACCTACGAGCGCATCAAGGGGCTGGAAAAGCAGCTCGCGCAGGCGCATGAGGACTCGGTGGAAGCTCTCACCTCCCTCGACACGAAGTATTCCACCGCGATGATCGACGACGCCACGGCGAGAACCCAGCGGGAGCTTGAACTGGAGCGGGACGCAGAACTCAGCAAGGCTCAGGCCCTGGGCGCGTCCGAAGAGTTGCTGCTGAAGATCCGCACGGTCTATGCCAACCGGATCACCCAGGTCGAGGCCGACGCCGAAGCGGAGCGGCTCAAGAATGCCGAAGCCGCTGCCCGCGAGAAGGAGAGAATTGCCCAGGAAACCGTTCGCGCCGAACAGGAGAATGCCGACACCCGGGCCGAGTTCTTCCAGGCCCAGCTCACCTACGAGAACAACGAGTATCAGGCGCAGATCGACGCCATCGACAACTATTATGCCCAGCGGCGGGATAAGCTCTTAGCTGCCGGGATCACCGAAGAGCAGATCACGAAGCAGAGTGAGTTGGCGAAGGCGAAGATTCGGGAATCCTTTGAGAAGCAGCACATCGCAGGCGTCTCCAGCATTCTCGGCAACCTCGCCAAGACCGCCGACGCCTTCGGCAAGAAGGGTTTCGCGCTCTGGAAAACCTTCGCCATCGGGCAGGCGTTGGTGGATACCTACTCGTCAGCAACCGCCGCCTACAAAGCGATGGCGGGTATTCCCATCGTCGGCCCCGGCTTGGCTATCGCCGCTGCCGCCGCCGCGATCGGAGCGGGTCTGGCCAACGTCGCCCAAATCTCCAAGACCGAACCCCCGAAAGCGGCCCGGGGAGGGCTGCTCAAGGGAAACTCCCACGCGCAGGGCGGCATCCTGATCGAGGCCGAGGGAGATGAGTTCGTCACCTCCAGGGATCGGGTGAAGTCGCTGGGTTCGGGGTTGTTCAACTTCCTGAATTTCGCGCCGTTGAGTCAGGTGCGGGCCGCACTCGGAAACATCGCCTTCCCCGCGTTTCCCGTCCCCGAACCGAAGTTGGCCTACGCGACAGGTGGGGCGGTAGGCGGCTCCAATACACTCGCCGAACTGATCGAGGCCATTCGAGACATGCGCGACGAGATCGTGGTAACCATCAAGACCTCAAAACCCGCCATCCAGGTCAGCGTTGACCCGCTCTCTGCCGATCCTGTCCGGATCAGCGAACTGGCCGACACCGGCAAGCGCATCCGGGCCGAAGTTTAAGGGGACTTAAACATGAGCAACCTGTTCCGCATCGACTTCCTGATGAGCGATACCTCGGCCTCGGATTACGGTCAGACCAAGCATTCGCTGGTGGATACGGCATCCAATCGACTGGTCGTTTCCCTCACTCTTTCGGCGGACAAGCTGACCTCGGTCTCAAACTACACGAGAGAGCCCAAACGGCTGGTCTTCGAGTGTTTCCCGGACGCCTGGCTGACCGCGAATCTCATGTCCGGAACCCAGGAGTTCGAGCGCTACATCAGCAAGTACGAGATCAAGACGTATCGGGATGGGACGCTGATCTTTACGGGCATTATCGATACCAGTCTATTGAGTTACGACTATGCCTCCCAAATTCTCAAGATTACGTGCTACGACAAGATTCGGCTGTTCTCGATCTATTCGGACATCGAGCAGTATTTCAGCCTCACATCGGGTTACCAACCGGGTTGGATGATCGGGTATTTCATTCAGAACATCCAGCAGCGCATCCCCGTAGCGATCGGCCAGAGCAACCAGTTTACGCTTCCCACCCTTTCGCAGAACGACATGAACCTCTGTGCGGTTAACTATCAAGACATGGAGCAGGTTCCGACCAACTCCGGAGGCTGGGTTTTCTCGATCCAGGCTACGAGCTGGACTTATCCCAAATACGGCTACATCTTCGATTCGACCGCGAACACAGTCACTTTCTGCTTCGCCCACAAGAAGATCATCCAGGCGCACTACTCCAATCCCGCCCAGGATCAGTATCGGGGCCAGTTCCGCGCCCGTATCTGGAAGTTCTTCAATGGCATCTGCCCACTCTATTACGATTACGACGAAAACACCGACTGGAAGGCCACCCTGACCGACCTCGACGACGACTACAACGACATGCTCGCCTTCTTCACCGAGCACGGCATCGGCACGGCCAGCCTGGACAGCTTGGTGTTGACTGGTGCTCTGAACGGCAACGCCTACAATTCCAGTCACTCGGTGCATATCGCGGTGGCGGGCAGCTTCACCGGGAACGCCCTGCCCTCGATCCTGCATCCCGGCAAGGCCTACGAGACGCTCAAGGATGATAAGACCGAGAACCTGAAAGCGCTCCAGTCGATGCTCATGCTGTATAACGCGACCATCTATTCGGATGCGAGCGGCAACATCGTATTCCGCAACAAGAACGCCTACAACAGCGCCATCATCGACATTGCGGATGCTGACGTGATCTCCCTCGCCACGAAGCGGGGTAACCAGGAGCGGCCGGACATGAGCATCCTCGAGACTCTCTGCGGGGATACCACCAAGCTGAAATCCTTACTACAACCAACACTCGTCGACTTCTATGACGGCAAATGGGAGATCGAGGCGACCGTCGACTCCCTTACCATATATAGTATTGGGCTGTTTTCCAAGATTCGCATCCGGGGCGTCACCTACGCCGTGACCGAGGTGACGAAGGATTTCCAGAACGACGAGACTAAACTGAAGGCGTGGCAGCTATGAACGGCTTTCGATTGATCCGCCAGACCAACGGCAACACGTCTTTCTTCACCTGTTCGATGGGCACTGTGGAGTATTCGCCGAAGCTCAAGTATCGTATTGAGAAGAAGAATGCCTTCGACCCGGCCACGATCCACTACCGTGATCCTTACCGGGAGGACTCGTTTGCCCTCGAGGTTCCGATCCAACCGGTCGAGTATGCGGCTCTGCTATCGTTCCTCACGACGGAGGGTGTGTTCTACCTGGAATTCGACCACAACGGGGTTCGGAAGCAGTTCAAGGTCACCATCGAGGCCCTTCCCAAGTGTCCGGACGACCTGCACCAGTATCGGGATACGGTCAGGTTCACCTTGGAGAGCAGATATACCGGCACTCTGCCCTTCATCAATTTCGACATCATCATCCCTCAGGAAGACGACGACACCATTATCATTCAAGGATAGACGCAATGTATAAATACGGAACGAGTTACTTCAAACTGGAAGGCGATAAGCGGAATCCCATCTCCGGGCTGGATGTCCGGCTGGTTAGGCCCGGAATGGCCTGGCAAATCGGACTGATCATGGTCGAGGCCGAATCCGGTTCCGGCTACTACGAAACCGACGATCTTGGCGAAGATGACTGCGGTCTTTACGAGATTTGGGACAACCGCTACAACCCGGCTGGTGCTTTCAGCGGTAAAACCTGTCTCATCGGCAAACTCGACGCTCTCGGCCTGCAGAAGAACGCTGTCACCAAGGACGCCATCCTCGACGAATCGGTGAGTGAGAAGAAGCTGGAATCCGGTGCGATCAGCTCCAAACAACTCACCCCGGCCTGTGTTCGGCTGACCAATCTCAGCACCGAAATCCAGACCGAATCGGATGGGAAAGGCGATATCTCAGCGCACATGCCCGCAACGCTCGGTACCGATAAGAACGCCATCCACGAGCTGTCCGAAACCTACGACAGCGAACCGCTGGTGATCCTCATCCCGATGTGCGATTACCTGCTCTACATCAGTCAGGTGACGATGCGGCATGATAACGTAGAGATTACGGTGGGAATCGGTACAAAGGGTTCGGGCTCTTCGCTGAAGTACCGGCTGGTGGCGATTCGGAATTGA